AGTTTTAGATAGTGTAGGAGTTACATATACTATGGCAGATAAAGATGCGGAATCTATTCCGTATATCCCCATAAAAGATGTGTCCTTCTTAAAGAGAACTTGGCGTATGGATGATGACTTAGGCCATTATGTATGTCCACTCGAGGAAGAGTCCATAGAGAAAATGTTGATGGTTTGTGTTGAATCTAAAACCGTATGCAAAGAAGTGCAAGCAGTCTCAGTCATAGAGTCAGCGATAGGTGAGTATTTTTGGTATGGAAGAACGATTTTCAATGAGAAGCGTGATATGCTTATTGATGTTGCATCGAAAGCTAATCTCAATGCTTATTTGAGTTCTTCTACCTTCCCCACTTGGGATATTTTAGCCGAAAGATATTTTGAATTATCTTCTTATACCGATAAGCGTGGTTTTGGCTTCGGTGCTAGTCGCCCTCAGACTAATTAAACGAGGGGTTTAGACCTTCCCAGGTCGTTAAATATAGGGAGTGCTTTTATAAATACTTTGGCACTTTAAAGTGACGCAATACCGTCCTTTGCCCACATAATTAAAGGTATATTGTTGGTTTTAACCAACTTCCAGTTATCCATGAGATAATTTTGCATTTTGTGAAAATAGCAACATGTTTTCTTCAGTGTACAAGAGTGACCCGACGTACTGGGGACTTAATTGTATATAAAGAGGAGACCTCTGAGTGTTAATATAGCTTAAGAATAAATTATCAGTGTAATCTCTTATGGTGTTAAGAGACATAACCTACGGGTGTTGTAGACTGGTGAACATCAAATTCAATTTTAATGTCTGAACTAATTTTAGAATCAACTTACGAATGTGAAAAGTGTGGGGACACTATAATACCCCAAGCGCTCTGTATGCGTGACGATACAGTTACATATTCAATGAAATTTAAAAAAACGAAAAAATTTGATATTATGCATAATAATTTGTGTATTGCATGTAACCTACCGGGTGAGCAAGCGTGGGTCCATAGTGACCTCTTGCGCTTAGATGATGCTGAACTAGGTAGAGTTTTTAGAAGGATTTGGAATCCTAAGGAGTATGCGCGCATTAAAGTGCGTATGTTGAAGGAGTATATGAGTATGGATGGTGGTTTGCGTTTGCAGAGTGCTCAAGTGACATCTGATGTTGCTGAGTCTCGACCCAATCACAATGATTCTGCCCATACTATGGAACAGACTGTCCAATTTATGGATGAGAGTGAAGGCCTTTCCACAGGTATGTATGGATATAGAGACCCTGTATCAACGCATGATAGTACTCCACAAGTTTCACTTGGTGATTTCTTGAGTCGTCCTGTACGAATAGCCACTTTCACTTGGAATGAGGCTGATTCAGTGGGTACTCCACATGTGTACAGTCCTTGGCAACTGTTTTTTAGCGATACGAGAATAAAAAAA